CTGGAATGGCAGGGGAGATTGACGACCCATCAGCAGGTCAGCTTCAGTCTTCTACAATCGAAATTCCTTTCTCAAATATTTCAAGAGAGAATATCGATCTAGCCAGAAATGACCAGATACCTCTTATTATGAGAGCAGCTCAGGAAATGATTAACAAAGATACAGGAGCTAAGGAATACAAAGGTCGTGTCATTACTGTAAAAGGAATGACAAAGGCTATTAACTATGGCTCTTTGCAGAAGAATGGTTACGGCAATCCTTCCATCACAAAGGAAGTAACCTACTACAAAGAGGAAATCGACGGAGAGGTAATTACCGAAATCGACAAGATTAATGGTATTTGCAAAATCAACGGCACAGATGTTGTTGATAATATCTCTAATCTGATTTAGAAATTTAATATTTTAGCCTGGGGCTTTAAGCCCCTGGCTATTTGCTTTTAAACATAAGGAGAATGCGATGAGCAAAGATATTATAGAAAATGACAACAAGATTGAGGAAGAGGCAAAGCTAGAGGCAGCCTCAGATATTAATAACGAAGATGAGGTAGACAAAGCATACGAACAGGCAAGACAAGATTTTTCATATAAAGTTCGTTTCAAACTACCTTATGTGTTTGAAGGAAAAGAATATAAAGAGCTTGATTTATCAGGCTTAATGGATATGACACAAAGCGATGCAGAATACCTTGATAGGGTAATGCAACGCATGAACCATAGAATTACAGGCAATAAGTTTGATGATAGCGTATACATCAAACACGTTGCCATGAAAGCAACAGGACTACCAATAGAGTTTTTCAGCAACATGAAGTGGTCTAATTTTGAGGATGTGCGAAGCACAATCAAATTGTATTTTTTATTGTTCTAGGGGTGGGCGAGGACTATGTAGACAATCTGAGGGCACTTACTGTTAGAGTGTCACTTAGAATGTCCACCTCATTACAGTATCTTAGAGAATTACCAATCGGTGAATTTTTAAATCTAGTAGAAGAAATCAACAAACAAACACAGAGGACAAGTAATAATGGGTAAAGCAACAGCATGGTTATGGGTTCGAATAGGCGGAGAAAAAGATGGTTCTTTAGATAAAGCGGTAAGTCAAAGTTACTACTCTATTGAGCGTTTCGCTGGCATGACTAATTCAGTTACCAGAACTATGTTAAATGCCTACCAACAGGGCTTTAATGTTGCCAGAGCTGCCATTACAGATATTGGAGAAACCTATACATCTTTCGAGCAGGCTATGGCAGATACTGCAGCTATTGCTAGCGCAACAGTTGGCGAAGTTGAGAGAATGACAACTGCCGCACGAGAGGCTGGAAGAACCACGACTATTACAGCCGAGGACTCAGCAAAAGCCCTGGGCTATATGGCTCTTGCTGGATGGAGCGTGGATGAATCCATAGAAGGTTTAATGCCAGTGCTTAGACTTGCAGAGGCTACAGGAGCAGATTTACAGGTGACATCAGATTTGGTTACTGACTCCCTGGGCGCAGTAGGGCTACAAGTCAAAGATTTAACTCAATACATGGATATGCTTGTTGCCACAAACAACAATGCAAACACCACAGCTGAAATGCTTATGGAATCCCTTATTAAGACTGGTGGCGCAGCAGTAACTCTTGGCGCAAACATGGACTTTAATAGTAACTTTGGACTTGATGAATTAATGACCGCAATCGGTGTACTTGGTTCAAATGGTATCAAAGCAGAAAAGGCAGGAACAGCCCTAAACTCTATTCTCACACGTATAGGAGCAAACCCAGAGGCTAAAAAGGGATTAGATTCTATAGGTGTCAAAGTCTATGATATGCAGGGAAATTTTATAGGTTTAGAAGAAACATTATACGCCATAGGCGAGGCAATGGAAGGCTTAAATGATGAAGATAAAATGTCTGCTTTAAGACTTATTGCAGGTACTCGTTATGCATCGCAGTTAAGCTATCTTATGGCATCCTTACAAGATGGAGCATCAATAGCAGAATCAAGCTGGGGAAAGCTAGATTCTGAAATTGAAAACTCTATAGGCGACTTGGACACAATGAATGCAACTGCAACAGATACACTTGCAGCCGCAAGTAAGAGATGGATTAGCGCAGTTGATGATATGAAAATCGGAATCGGTGAAACTTTTGGAGATGATGCAAAGGATTTACTAAATGAGTTCTCAGCTAAGATGCCAGCAATCATTGAAATGATTGACGAATTTGGAGAAAAGCATAGCTATGAAATAAAAGATATGATTGATAGCCTGGGCGATTTTGCAGAAGACGGAGCAGAAGGATTACTAAACCTAATCGAGTTCACTGTTGATAACAGCGGAACTATATTTGATTTAATAAAAGGTCTGACCGTAGGACAGCTGGCACTAACAGGGATAGCAAATGCCGCAAGAATGTACACAACATTTATGGCACTACCAACACCACTTAAAGTATTAGCAGCCACAGTTGCAGCCGTAACCGCATTGTACACAGGCTATACAATTCTAAAAAACAATGCGGAAAAGGCTCACAAGGAGATGATTGACGCTAATCTTGATGAGCATTTCGGAAGTATTGCTTTATCCATGGAAGAAATTGAAAAAGCCTCTGAAAATTTAGCGTACAAAGGTCTTAAAGGCTTATACGATGCATTTGAAAAACAAAATAATGAATTAGAAGATATAGATGAAAACATCAAGAAAACTAATGCTGATATAGACAAGGCTAACTGGAAGATTAATTTAGGAATAGAGATGTCTGAGGATGAAATGCAGACATATAAATCTGATGTAGAATCGTTGATTACCGATGTACAAAGCTATATAGAAACAGCCAGATATAAGTCTAGTCTTACAGACAAAATATTATATGGAGATAATTATCAGGCTTCAGGGCTTAACAATTTCTACAATCGGATGGAGAGCCAGGCACAAACTGCTGGTGAGGAATTAGCAAAGGCTTTAAATGACGCTTTTGCCGATGGTGTAATAGATGATATAGAAGAAGAAAAGATAAACCGAGCAAGACAAAGATTAATCGAGGTTCAGCAAAAAATAGCTGATACAGATTTTTCTTCAGCACTTGCAGCAAATACGGCAGATGCATTACTTGGACAGCTTACACCAGAGACTTTCCAAGAAATGCAGGAACAAAATTCGGAAGCATTAGAAGAAAAGCTAGGCACAAGAAAAGATGCATACGAGCAAAGATTAAGTGAACTAGATGCAGCAGTTCGTTCGCACTCAATGACCCAAGAGGATGCTGACGAGGAAAAAGAACTTGCAACACTGTATTATTATGCCAACAGCGCACAAGATGTAGCTTCAGTTGCAGCAGCGGAAACAGGAGCAATTGACAATGTATATTCTAACGATAATTTATCCAAAGAATTTGATAATAATATAAGTCGATTATTTGATGCATATAGCGAAAATGGTATTGGCGCAACCATCAACATAGATTATGTAGGAAATGAGTTTGGAGATAATGCAGATGCGGTAAAGCAATTAACCGATAACTTGGCAGACCAACTTACTAGGCTTCAGGCATACAGAAATCAATTAGCCCAAGAGGGAAAAGCAGTAGATCAGTCAGTAACAGATGAGATTTCCAGAATTGAACAACTACAAATAATGGCTGGCGACTACACCAATCTCTATGATTATTTAGCTACCCAAGTACTTACAAACGAAGACTATGAATCTGTATTAAAGAAAGCAGCCGAAAGCGGAGAAGGAATACCATCAGAATTTGTTCAAGCGTTAGGCGAGCAAGCTGGATTGTCGCAGGAAGAAATCGACCGCATAATCAGTGATTTAGCTAATAACATAGATGATATTTTAGACAGAGAGTTAGGAGAACTTACTGTTAATACAAAAATCACCATTAATGCAGAAACGGGATTGCCAGACTTAAAGAATAGTAAGGGGCAGGTTATTAATTCAAGTGCTTATTATAGTCCAAACTATAGCAAAGCTAAAAAGAATGCGTTAGGTGGTATATACGATAATGAAATTCTCACAAGAGTTGCAGAGGACGGTTCATCAGAAGCAATCATTCCTATTAATAATGCGGCAAGGTCTAGGAACTTATGGTATGAAACAGGCACACGCATGGGATTGATAGGTGGTGGACGAGACACGGCTTTAATGAATAGCTTAGGTCAGACAACAAACAATTCATCCAATGTTGCTATCCAGTTCAGCCCTACTGTTTATGCAAGCGGTAGCGCAACCTCAGAAGAGATAAAGTCAGGACTTAGAATGTCAATGCAGGAATTTAGAACTATGATGAATGATTATATGCGTGAGAATGCAAGAACAGCATTCGGAGTATAAGGAGCTAAGAAATGGGCGGATATTATTACATAACAGCTGAAGGTGATACATGGGATTACATAGCCTACAAAGTTTATGGCGACGAGTACCAAGAATCAGTAATCATGGAAGCTAAAGAGAACTGGCAGTATTTGGAAACATGGATATTTGAGGCAGGAGTTAAGTTATGGTGTCCTGTAATCAATACACAAGTAGAATCAACTGATTTGCCAGCGTGGAGAATGTAGACATGGGAGATATTACACCAAGAGCAGAACTGAATATTGTTTACAACAAATCAGGCGAAACTGATGAACTCACAAAAGACTGTGAGTCATGGAGCTACACAGACAACGCAACTGGCACAGCTGATACTATTTCATTAAATCTACAGAATCAGGATAAGAGATGGTTGAACAATTACTATCCTTATCCAGAGGATGAGATAGAAGCAACCATACAAGTTGCAGCATGGTACGCAGGCGGTAAAGCTGGTGAACACAAATGCGGCAAATTCTACATTGATTCATACGAGGCGAGCGGACTTCCAAACAATGCAAGCTTAAAAGGAATATCACTCCCAATCAATCAAGACTTTTCAGTGACTACTAAAACTAAAACCTGGAAAAAGACAACATTAAGACAGATTGCAACTGATATTTCAACCGCAGCTGGAATCACATTACAGTACGATGGTCCTGAAATCTCTATCGAGGAAGAATCACAATCAGGTCAAACAGACATGACATTTCTTTTCAAGCTGGCAGAGTCTAACGGCCTTGCAATGAAAGTATATAACGACCAACTGATTATATATGATCTAACCACTTACGAAGAACAGTTACCGAGGCATGAAATAGACTTAGGCGAATTATACACCTATCGTTTTCAAACTAAGATATTAAATGTGTATGACGCTGTAGAAATGCAATATACCAGTGGCAAGAAAAAAGAAACCTATACATACAAATACACGCTGGATGGTGAACCAGGCACAAGAGTATTGAGCGTGAACACCAAGGCAGACAGTGTAGGGGATGCAGAGATAAAGGCAAAAGCTGAACTGAGAAAGTCAATGAGGGAGGCTTGTACAATATCTTTCACCTGTCAAGGCAACCCAGACTATTACGCAACAGATGTATTTACACTGAGCGGCGCAGGGCAATTAGATGGTAATTATTTCATTGATAGTGTAACCCACGCAAAGTCCGACAAGTACACTTGCCAGGTCAATGCACATAGAGTAATACCAAGCTTTTAGGAGTACAAATGGTCAATTTATATTTTGGAACAATTTCAGTAATGAAATCATCATCAGGACTGGCGGACATTATCATCCCAGATAGAGGAAATGCAATTATATCAGATATTCCATTCATGGAACGTGTAACCACATTTCCAAAAGTGGGGGAACAAGTAGCCGTGTTGCTGGATGAGGACGGAACAAAAGTAACAAGAAGTGTGATTCTAGGTCGTATTTACTCAAATGGCAGCACCCCAAGTTCTATAGGTGCTGGAGCGTTCACATTATCAGGTTCTAATGTAACCATCAATGGCAGCATGGCGGCAAAGGGCATCACTGCTTCATCTGTAAAAGCTGGCGGCATAGATTTAGAAACCCACACACATCATTATACGTGGAAAGCAGAAGAGGGCGAGGATGAAACCGAACCACCAACATAGGAGGTTAATCCATGGGTAACATAGGAAATTTAGGAGATATATCTTTTAAAGTTAATTCAGACAACGGAGTACTTAAAGCAATTTCTTTTAGTGGATTGAAAAGAACTGTATCTGCCAACTATTCAGAGCATCAAAGACCATTAGAAAATCCAGTGCTAGAGTTTACCTCTTTAGGTGCGCCAGAATACCAAATGACAATAATACTTTCAGCAAACCTAGGCTATAGCCCTGAGACAGAATACCAAAAACTTTACTCAATGCTTAAATCTGGTACAGCACAAGAATTTGTTTTAGGCGGAAAAAGGCAGGGCAATTATAAATGGTGCATCACAGAACTTTCGAGTGACATAGAAAAGATATTTAGGGATGGAAGAATCATTGAGATTAAAACATCAGTCACAATGAAAGAGACAGCGCAAAGCAGCGTTTCAGCTGGCAAGTTCGCTTTTTCGAGAAGCAAAAAATATAAAGGCTCTACAGCACAAGTCCCAGCTGCAACAGGAGGCGGCACATACACAGTCAAAAAAGGTGATTGTCTCTGGAATATAGCCAAACAGTTTTATGGCAAGGGTTCTCAGTATAGCAAGATATTTAATGCCAACAAAGGGACAATTAAAAATGCAAATCTGATTTACCCAGGACAAGTACTAACCATCCCAGCTTAAAGGAGACAATATGGAAAACAATATTTACATTGAAAAAGCTACAGGGTTAAATGCCTACGAACAGGATTCTATTTATAGATCCGTTAAATCCATAGTTCAAACGCCAATAGGTACGTGTCCTTTTAGGAGAGCGATGGGATTAAAGACAGTAACCCCGAGAGATAACTCCCCAGTAGAAGCCAATAAGTATGCATCTGATGTTATGTCACAAATAGACAACTGGGACGAAAGAATCTTATGTACAGAGGTTACATATAAAGACGAGAAAGCGAGGATAGTTGTCAATGTTAGACCTTAGTGTATTTAATGGATTACCAGAAATAAACGTTTTAAAAGAACAAGAAATAACCCTTGAAAAGATACAAGGTGAGCTAACAGCAGATTTTGAAAATAAGTTTGCTGAGTTAGAAGGACTAGACGATTTTACGCTGGCAGCAACAGACGAAAGACGACTAATACTAGATGCGATAGGCGGTGAATTTTATTTATTCGCCCAATACATCAACTTGTGTATGCGTCAAAATTTTTTGCCTTATATGTATGGACCATACCTAAAAAACTGGGCTGCAAATCTAGGTATATTTGAGAGCGGAAAAGAGGCGGCAAGCTGCGAGGTGAAATTTAGCCTATCGGCAGTGCAGCCGACAGACACCACTATACCAGAGGGAACAAGAGTAAGTGCAGGAGATAATGTATTCTTTGCTACCACAGAAGACTTAGTTATTGCAGCAGGAGAGCTTGACGGAACAGTAAGCGTCAAATGCACCGAGGAAGGAACACTTGGAAACAATTATGCTATAGGGCAACTAACCACAATAGTAGATCCCGTGAATTATGTTGCAAGCGCAACAAACACAACCGCTACATCAGGTGGTCATGATGAATATACAAACGATGAACTGCGAGAGGTTATTTTAAATAAGCCGTACACATTTTCAAATGCTGGACCAGTCGGAGCTTATGAAGCAAAAGTAAAAGCGTATTCAAGTGCGATAGCTGATGTGAAATGTATTACCAACAATGAAGCGTTAGTTCAAATATACATCATATTACAGGATGGTGTGATACCATCCACTATCTATTGCACAAATGTAGAGAATTATATATTAGAGTCATGCCAATTCCCAGACACAGACATGATAAAGGTGTTGCCAGCGGTAGCACACGCTTACACGATAACAGCTACCTATTATATAGATGCAGAAAATGAGGACTCAGAAGATACTCTTAAAGAGGCAATTCAGGATGCAATAAAAGAATTTACGATTGCAACGGCATCAAGCATAGGTGCGCCAATTAATCCTAACAATATAGTGACTTATGCAATGGCAGCAGGTGCAGCAAGAATAGACATAGAAACACCAGAGAGTTTTATAGAAATGGAAAATGCATACGAAGTAGGTATATGTCCTGAGACAGACATAGTTCTTACATACGGAGGTCTGCTATGAAAAAACTAGGAGAGACTAGAGCAAGCTATCTCACTTTACCACCAAATCTTCAAAATCATAGTACCGAGGCAATGGCATACGCTATAGACAGGCAGTTTGCTAAATTATTGCCCCTGGCAAAGGCTATCACAGTTTGGAGCGACCTTGATAATGTAGACCCCAAATATTATGACTACTTGGCACTATGCATACACGTACAAGCTTATAAGACAGACTATACAAATGCTCAAAAGCTGAATCTTTTAAAGAATGGTTTGAATGAATATTTTTTAGGTGGAACACGCAAAGCTTTAGATGATTTACTGATAGCACTGCTTGATACAGGAGAGTTTCAGCCATGGTATCAATATGGAGGGAATCCTTATCACTTTAAAATTATTACTGATGATACTCAAACAGCAGACCTTGAAGCAAAGTTTTTAAAAATGCTTAAAGATGTCAAATCTGCAAGATCAATTTTAGATGCAGTAGAGCTTGCAAGAGTTTCTGACAACACATTGTATATTGCGGATGAACAATTGATAGTTCAACAATGGCAAGTTCACGATAGACAGGAGGAATAAAATGGCAGCAAATTATAATGATGCAGTAGTAACCACCAGGGGAGTGGATTTAATCAACACAGCAATGGCGCAAGAAAAGCCCATTGTGTTTACAAAGGTAGCTACTGGTGATGGAAGATGGAATAGCTATGTAGATTTAAGAACAGCTACAGCTCTAATTAATCTTAGAAATAGCTACACCATTGTTTCAAAGACAGCTAACGAAAATCAATACAAGCTAAAAGCCTTGATTTCAAATTATGACCCAGATACAGGAGAATCTGTTATTACAACCTCATACAACATCAATGAGGTAGGAATATATGCAAAACTAGGGAATGATGGCACGGAGATTTTATATGCCATCATAACAGCTGAAACTATTGGTGATGTTATAAACGCATACGATGGAACAAACCCGACTCAGATTGTATTTTCATATGTGACAACAATATCTACAGATGCAGCAGTCACCCTAAATCTGACAGGAGCTTATGCTTTAGCAGAAGACTTGGCAGATACGCAGACAAGCTTATCAGAAGCCCAATCTGAATTAGACTCGCTTTCTACATCACAAAGCGAATTAGCATCTACAGTAAGCAATCACACAAGGAGCTTGTCAAGTCTATCTACATCAGAAAGTGAATTAGCATCAGAGGTTGAAGAGTTTAAATCTGAGGTAGCCGAAGATTATCAGACAAAGCACAAAAAGAATACAGTTTCATTAGCTCTTGCTGACTGGAATAGCAATTTACAGCAGACAGTAAATGCAAGTAATGTGACAGCCACAAATACTATTATTGTTTCCCCAACCCCAAGTACATACGAAGCGTATTGTGCGGCAGGAGTAAGGGCGATAACGCAGAGCGCAGGAAAGCTAACATTCAAGTGTGACGGCATACCAGAATCAGATGTAACTGCAAACGTAGTTGTATTTAATTAAGGAGGCTCAAATGATAATTAATACCAATGGCGGAGTATCTGAGGAAAAAATGTTTTCAGATATCATTACAGGGCAACTTACACAAGCAACAACCGCACTACTAACTGAGAGCAGAGAAATAATAGCAACTGAAGCAGGCGAACAGCTTGCAGCAGAATACAATTTTTAAGGGAGGTAAAAAATGACACCTATAAGCGGATTAGCATTATTACAAAATCCAACACCAAATGATTTCATACCAGTAGTTAATGATGGTGTAACTAAGAAAATCAAGTTTGCTGATGTATTAGACGCAATAGTTCCAAGAAATGCAGCAGCAAGAAATTCAGTACCCAGGGGAATATCACTAGGAACTTCAGTAACAGCAGAACAGTATGCAGAAATTAGCGCAGGTACTTTCGGGGGCATAATGCTTCACGACTACTGGATCATAAATGGAGTCGTTTGGCGAGTAATGGGATTTGACTATTGGTTACACACTGGAGATACATCCTGTGAGACTCACCACGTTGTGGTAGTACCAGATACCATCCTATACACAGCACAAATGAACACAACTAATATAGTCACAGGAGCTTACGTGGGTTCGGAGATGTACATAAGCAACCTTGCCACAGCAAAATCAACAATCAACAGTGCTTTCGGCAGTGGACATATATTGAAGCATAGAGAATTTTTAAAGAATGCAGTTACAGGCAACTATGAAACAGCTGGAGCTTGGTATGATTCAACTGTAGAACTAATGACAGAAGAAATGGTATATGGCGGCAAGGAATTCAAAAATGCTATGCAGGGCGAACATCTCGCATATAACCAAACAATTGATAAGTCACAGCTTCCTGGTTTTGCAGCAGATCCAAGTAGAATCACTAATCGAGCCTACTGGTGGCTTCGTGATGTGGCGCACTCGCCGAACTTTGCGCTTGTGGACACCGGCGGCTATTGCGGCAACTCCTACGCCAGCCACAGTCT